GGAGAACCATTCTTTTGAATTACTCCTATCCAACTGTTGAATTGATTTGCATACGTGAAACTGTGATTGTACTCATCCCATCCTAACTCCTTAATTTTATAGTTTCTAAGTAATGTATATATATCAACTTGGTCCGCAAATAGAACAACACTAAACATCCAAGTTCCTGACTCCTTTACACACTCAGTCAGTTGACATATTCCTTTGAATTGAAGTATTCCATTCTCATAGTACCGAGCTGATGCTTTGACGGATGGATCGAAGTCAATCAAATCAGTATCACTCGACGTTGTTGACAAAGTAAATACAGATGCCATCATCTCACAATTTTTGCGAGTACCTACTAATTCAATCGTCTTTGAACTAGACCCCTTTCGCTGGTCGATGTTTCTAATATCACTAATTTGATACGTTAACGGAAACGGAATCGACTTATCTAAATCGACTAAAATATCATTGATGTATAACTCCATTAATTAAGTTGACTTGTATATGTGTACGTTCTGTTTAATGTAACAACCTCAGAGATTAATCCCTCTTTGATTCGTTGCTTCATTGTGTAACTTGTAATATCAGGATTGACCAACTCAAAAACACCGTATGAAACCTCAAGGTAAACGATAGGAGACTCATACAATGAACGAACAAGCCAATTGTGTTTATCTTGTTTTATCCAATCCGAATTTAGTTTGAGTTTGTCTGTTGTTGTTTTTGAATAAGTAGATTGCTCTCCGTTATATCGGTTATATTCCCAGTCATTTGAACCGGACCAAGTACCACGATCAATCTGATAAGGATTTGACTTTACAGATGTTGATTCCTCACTATACTTGTTGAATGTGTATGAATCCCAAACACCGAACTTATTCAACCAATGCAAACGATGAGAGTCATACATCGAACACTCTCTATCTATGTATATTTTAAAGTCCTCAGTATCAGCCGAACCATGTTGAACTTCAACAGTATAATAATAACAGTTCGTAAAATCTCCAGCCAAAAGCGATGTATTATCAATTAAAGACTGAGGAGATACATTCAAGACCATGACATATCCATCAACCAACGGATTCGATAAACTCGATGCAATTACAGAACCGCTCAAGTCATACAGATATACATTCAATTCTGATGATGCTGATAAACTCATAACGGTGCTGATGAACATTGTCTCATCCATTGCGCAATAGTATCTCTCCGTTCTAGGAAACGATGTGAGAAATAAACTGTTTGCAGTTGACACCATGTCATATTGAGTGTAATCGAACCCTATCCATTCAGGATGTCTCAATGAACCGTTAAACGCTCTGAATGTACCTGATGAAACCCAGCTCCCTTGTTGAGTCGATGGATTGCCATATACCTCAATAATACGAATTGAATATGAACAAATCGACTCAGCATAATTAACCGACAATGTCATATCAGTTACAAGCCGACTCTTTACAATTGACTTAATTATTTCAGATGCGTTAAACTTTCCTCGATTGCCTGACTCAACAAATATTAAATGATTTGAATGAACCGAACCATTGACAGTCAACTCAACCTCAAAACTAAATGCGTCCTGAGTCGTGTTGTCTGATGAGAATACAAACACACACGGATTCGATGCAGTAGTGATGATGTTTGGAGTTGATTCGATTGTAATTGCCATATTAATAGTGTTGTTCTGTTTACATCATTTTAAGTTCTCAAAGACCTTATCAAAGACAACCTCAATAGCAAGTCCCGTGATTGTAGCAAGGTCTAAACTCATTCGTTCAAGCAACTTGTCTGAGATTGCTTTGTCTGATATGTTCTGTGGTTTGATTCCGTACCTCTTGATATTTACACCAATCGCATAAGCTTGTTGTATCGGTGCGCCTGACCACTCTCGGATTGATTGCGCCATAAGTTTAGGCACTCCTAAATTCCTGAAACGATACGGACTGTTTTGAACAACTGCCCTTTTCGGACTCATTCCACCTGAGAACTGACCGACTCCAGCAACACCATCATCAATAAATTTGAAATAAAAATCAGCTTCAATATCAAATCCATTCTTGGATGGTATGACCGTGATTGATTGCTTTAATACTCCAGCATCTGATTTGGTAGTCTTATCAAGTACGTCCTTGTATGACTTGACTATTTCATCGGCAAGGTCTGTGAGTACATTTGTATAAGTCTCTTTCGGATTCTTACCGACACCGTTCGAGTGTAGTTGTTGTAATATTTGCGCTTCATTTATTGGCATTATCTATTTATTTTTTGTCTATATTCATCCTCTGCTCTGAGTCGATAGTAATTGTTCCAAAACAAAAACTCAACATAAGGCATTGAGACGATTTGATTCACATCTCTCCTCATTCTTGTCGCGAGTGTGTCGATGTTCGTTGTCCATTCATACCACTCCGATACTTGTCTATCTCCTCCATCATCTCTGCTCGGCTCATCTCCATCGTCGCTCTCGCTATCGACAGATTCAGTATTGTAGTAGCGACCCTCAAACTCTCGAATCTGTGCAAAAAAAAAGCGAACACATTCAGAAACTCATCGCCTGGAAACTCTCTCGACATTACTTCCTTTCTGACTGATGATGGATTCAATATCCTATCATTCTCATCCGCTTGATTGTAAGTCATACCATCCTCAACATACAGAATTGACATAACTTGAATAGGGTCATCATAAACCGACTCGATTAGTTTCAAGTCAATTATCTGACCAGTTGGATTGTGTTCAAATGTTTTATTGAATACGTACTTGACCCCCTCAAGACAAACGACACCGCTCGGTTCAGTTGGTTCGTATGACAGTAAATCAATTAAGTGATTAAACGGTACGTGAATATCTCTAGCAGATACATTGTACAATTTCGTTTTGGATAGTCCTGAGAAGATTGAAACGACCTCGACTCTGAAATCTAACTTACCCATCAATGTACTCAAGTCGTTTTGACCTGAACAAAGGAACAACCATTTTGATAGTTGTTGAGGAGAACAATCCTTGATTGTCTGTGGCACTTTTATTTCTATGTTCATTATTTCAGTATTGTATATTGACCTTTCATTGATAAATTCTTTCTAGATTGAACCGCAAGTGACAAAGACATGACTCCATCATCATGGACTCCGTTCGGTGCTGAGTACTTTACTTTTCTTGTCTTTGGATCGTATACATAAGTGAACGACTCAAGTTCGTCAATCAACCATCCCTGATTCAGAACCTTTATTGTTCCTTGCTCGAAACAGACTGCGAGGTCCTCAATCATAATCGGCTTGGTTGCGGTTGTTGTGACAAATGGCTCGACTAAGTTTCCGCATTTCTTTTTCAGCATCTCAAAGAATACATCTCCCTGATTATTTACCTCGACGTATGTCAATGCTCGATACTTTTTAATTTGAGTCGCAACCTTATCAATGATGTTGCTCCAGTCATCGTGTCTCCATCTCTCAACATACACCATCTGATTAGAACTGTTTACAACCGTGAAAACAGTATAGTCATCAGCTCGTCCTATATCAAGTCCACCATGTAGTTTGCCTGATGTATCAGCACTCGACTCGATTGTGTTACCACTCACATTCTTAAACAGTCCTGAACTGTTGTCGAGAAACTCAGCGAGATATTCTTGCTTGAATATATGTTCAGGTAATGATCGCTTTATCGACTCAATCTCTGACTTGTTAATCATCGGATTGTCATAGGAACTAAAATGAAAGTATCTGTATCTGTCATCATAGTTGTGTTGCAATGACAGTTGATAGAAATGGTTCTTTCCTTTCGGAGTCGAAATGAATATAACCTTTTTGCCTTTGACTAATACAGTCGCTTGTAGTACCTCAGTCCATAACTCAGGTCGAGTGAATGCCATCTCATCAATGATAAGATAATCGAACGTATTACCTCGAATATTGTCAGGTCTCTCTCCTGAAAAGAATTGTATAACAGAACCGAATCCACGAATGACCAACTCAGAACGATTGTACTCAAACAACCCACTCGATTGTGTTGCTCTCTCGAACTCATCGAATACTTTCTTTGACTGCTTGTAAATAGGACTAACCCACGCAATGACTGAACCTGGTCGATTGATTGACCAGTAACACATCTGATTTGTTGCGAACATAGTCTTGCCCCATTGCCGACCAATGTTACAGACGTAATATTTCGCATCATCATTGATAATACTATCATGTATCAATCTCTGATTCGTGTGCGGTTTATATCCTTTTACTGTACTCACTAAGAATCAAAATCAAATTT